TCTTGGGGGCGGTTTGCCCTCTCCCCCGGCCCCTCTCCCGCAAGCGGGAGAGGGGAGATTGTCGGTTTAGGCGTTGATGCGCGCGGCGAAGTCGAGCAGGTAACGGTCGGTGATGCGCTGGCGGAACATGAGGTTTTCCAGCGGCGGCACGGGGGTGTAGTCGTAGTCGAGGGTGAGCTTGCCGGCCTTGAGGGTGGCGGGCTCGTTGGCGGCTTCGTCGTACCAGCATTGGCCGTCGATGATGTAGCCGGCGTTTTTCAGCTCGCGGAATTTGGCGTTGACGCCCTCGACGATGTCGCGCACCAGGCTCGGGTGCATGGGTTTGTCCACGGCCCACATGTGCGCTTCGGCGATGGTGTCGGCCAGTACCTGGGCGGTGCGGGTGTAGTTCTCGAAGGCGAACAGCGGGTCAGCGGCGCAGGTGCGCGAGCCCCAGAAGCGGAAGCCGCCTTCGCGGATGAGGGTGGTGACTTCGTTCTCGTTGAGGTAGCCGGCATCGGTGGCGGGGTTCTGTAGATCCCAGAACACCGGTTTGCTGATGCCGGTAACGCCGTTGACGGGGATGTTGGAGAGGGTTTTGTGCCAGCCTACTTGCTCATCCAGCTTGGCGCGCAGGCCAAGGGCGCGGGCGACGGCTGGGGCGGTGACGGTGGCGCTCGCGGTGGTGCTCCAGGTTTGGAACTCGGGCCAGATGACCATGACCTCACGGGCGCCGAAGTTGTCGCGGTAGGCGACGGCTTCTTCTTTGGTTTCACACTGCCAGGCGGAGACGTAGGCGAAGGCGCGCAGCTGCTGGGCGATGCTGATCAGCTCGCTTGCCACCGGCAGGGCATCGAGCCCCGGCACGCCGAGGATGCGCGGGGTAACGCCCAGCAGTGCCTTGGCGCCGAGCAGGGCCTTGAGGCCGGTGTATTGGCCGTCAGCGGTGACGGTGCCCACCAGCTTGCTGATCTGGTCGGCCTGTTTGGCGGCGTCGTCTGCGCCTTCGCCATCGGCCACGCGCACCACGACGGTGACGGGGCTGGCGTTGTCTGCGATTGCATCCAGCGCGGCGGCCAGGGTGCCGAGGGTGCCGGCTTTGCCGATGGCGCTGAGTACGTCGGTGACTAGCACCGGGGTGTCGAGCGGGAAGAAGGTGGCATCGGCATCGGAGGCGGTGGCGACCAGGCCCACGACGGCAGTGGCGATGGTGCGAATAGGGCGGATGCCCTCGTTGATTTCGATGACGCGGACGCCGTGGTGGTAGTCGGTGGCCATGGGCTGCAGCTCCTGGGCTTGCGGTGATCCAGTGAGCCTTGATGCTGCCGCGCGCGCGTGGCTGCTGCACGCGGCGGGCAGCGTAGCGGGGGGCGTTACGGCGCGGGGTACGGGTGCGAGTCCTGAATCTGCTGATACCGCGCAATGCCACGCTGTTTTGCTGCGGCGGCACCCTCGGCGTCACCCATGGCCTCCAGCCGGCTGGCCTCGGCAAAGTGCAGGTCGCTGCCGCTGATGGGGTCGGCGTAGGCTGCGCGCCGACGGCGCTCGATCTCGCTGAGCGCCCAATCGGCGTGGGGCTGGACGGGGGTTTCGATGGGCTTGGGTGTGCTCATGGGGTTGATCTCCTGAACGTGGCTTTGACGAGGATGGAGCGCAGCGCCGGGAGTGCATCGCCGTGCTTGGCGTGTGCAATCCAGCTGGCGAGCTGTTGCTTAATTGCGGCGTGGTCGATGCGACCATCTGCGTAGTGGCGCTGCAGCCGCCGCACGCGGCGGGCGAAGCGTTTGAGGCTGGCCTTGCGCAGCCGGCGCTTGTGCGGCCACAGGTGGTAGCCGAGAAAATCCAGGCCCTGGCCGTGGCGCGCGGCGATCGGGAAAACGCCGGTTTTGTGGTTGGTGGAGAGCGCCAGGTGATCGCCCAGCCAGCGCTCGATGTCGAGGCGCACGGCGTGCAGGTGACGCTTGTCCGGATGCAGCACCACGAAATCATCCATGTAGCGGATGTAAAACGCCTCGCGGCGCCGGCATTTGACGAACTGGTCCAGCTGGTCCAGGTAGACATTGGCGAGCAGCTGGCTGGTCAGGTTGCCAATGGGCAGTCCTTTGCCGGGCCGGCCGCCCTCGTGGTAGCTGTCGATAATGTCGTCCAGCAGCGCGAGGATCTTCGTGTCGGCGATCTTCTTGCGCAGCAGCGCTTTGAGGATGCCGTGGTCAATGCTGGCGAAATACTTGCTGATGTCGGCCTTGAGGGCGTACAGGGCACCATGGCGGCGCAGGCACTCGCGCATCATCGCCTGGGCGCGCGCGGCCCCGGCATGGGTGCCCTTGCCGGGGCGGCAGGCGTAGCTGTCGCTGATAAAGCGCGCCTCCCAAATCGGCTCAAGGACGGCGTGCAATGCGTGCTGCACGACACGATCACGGAACCGATTGAGGGCCGCGACACGCCGGCGCTTGGGCTCTAGCACTTCAAAGTAGCGGTAGCCACCGGTGCGGTACTCGCCCCAGATCAGCTCGTTCTGCAGCTGAATCAAGCCGCCCTCGAGGTCGCGCTCGAAGTCGAGACACGGCCCACTGCGGCGCTTGCCCTTGCGGGCGCGCAGGTAGGCGGCATGCAGAGCGTCGAAGCCGATGATCTGCTCGAACAGCCCGGTCAATGTCTTGGTCACAGGCTCTCCTTTGGAAAAATAATGGCTGCGCAGGCTTCCCGCTGGGTACCGCGCGCGCAGCGCTGGAATGGTCTTTCGGCGTTAGCCGAGGATCTGGCATCCTTTCGATCAGGCACTGGAGGCGCAGCCATAGCCGCGCCACTTCTGGCCTGTGAAATCTGATCGGAAGCGGGGCGAAACCCGATGTTGCTGTTCGCATTCGCGCGGGAGTTGTTCAGGTTCAACGCGGCCAGCCCAGCATTGCCTGCGTTGTTCCAATTGCCGCCACGGAGCGGGAAACGCGTCATGTTTAACACCAGACCCCTGTTGCTCATTGCGCCCTGGCCCAGGCCAGCCAGCCGCCTACCATGCGGCCGATTTCAGCCAAGTGGCGAGCCCATATCTCGTACTGCCGAAACGGCAAATACCCCAACTCCTGGGAAAGCCTTACCAGCGAGCGGAGCAGGTCCAGCTCGGCGTCCAGATCCTGCATGGTCGTTTTCTTGTGGTACCGCCTGTTGACGATGATCACCAGCCTCAGCAGGCGGAACATGCTCTGGCGAATCTCAGCTGACAGCACGTGTTTTTCGGACTTCGGAAAGTTTCGCAGCGGCGCGTAGCCGTACTGGATCATTTCTTCCACCTTAAGGCGGATCTGCAAATCTTGCTGTGACACATAACATCCTTACGGCCCGGCTATCGCCGGGCGCTACAGGTAGCAGGGGCACGAATTTTCAGAGCGCGAAAGCGGGGCGAAACCCGAGGTAGCTGCTCGCAAACGCGCGGGAGTTGTTCAGGCCCAACGCGGCCAGCCCAGCAATGCCTGCGCTGCCCCAATAGCCGCCACGGAGCGGGAAACGCGTCCCATAGGAGCGCGAGTACACATAGCCCTGCGGTGAAATGCCGGCCGGCGCGATCAGCGCCTGTTTGGCCAGCAGGGGCGCCTCGCCTGCAATGGGTGTTCCCGACCAGGGGTTGCGCGAGTCTGCTAGGCCTCCATTCCCATCGTCGCCGGGCGCACCGTTGCGCACCACAGAGGCCGCATCGGTCACCAGTGCGGTCGTGCCGTGATTGCTCGGCGTGCTACCCGAAAACCACAACGCGTGCGCTGGCCAGTCGGCATCGAGCTGATTGAAGTTGTTGTCGAGCGGCATGTGCACGCGGCCGTCTACCAGCTTCATGCCGTCTACCCATTCCCAGATATTGCCCACCAGGTCATGGATGCCTGCCGGGGCTCCGTCGTGCGCCCAGGTCGCAGGCCCGGAGCCCGTTAGCGTGCGGCCAACCTTGGCTGCATCTACCTCGCCCGGAATGCCGCCATCCTGTCGCCTCCCTGTCTCCCAGCGCTTTTCGTGGTGGCGGCCGTAATTGGTGTTTCCGCGCGGCTCGAAACCATTAGCCATGCACCAGAGCGCAATGGCGGCCCACTCCCAGTTGCTGAACAAGTGCCAGCCGGCGCCATTGGCCTTGCAGGCCGCGCGGGCGTTGTCGAACGTGATGCTGGTGCGCGGGTCCACGCCGGGGCGCGATACGGCCTCGCCGTCGATCAACTGCGCGTGATAGGCGCCGATGAACAGCTCGGATTTCGCCACGCCATTAACAAGGAACGCCGGGTGCGTACCGCTACCAAGCCCCAGGCCGGGTGCCACGTCCTCCAGGTTGAAGCGGGGCAGGATGTGCATGTAGCTGGGTTGACCCTTGGCGGTGTACAGCACTGTTTGGCGCCCGCCGCTGGCGGATTCCACGGCCTGGCGCAGCTGGTCGACGATGAAGATGGACGGGCTTTTGGCGGTCAGGTCGCTGCGAATCTTATCATCGGCGGCCTTGACGCCCGCCGGGCTGGCCGCCTTGGCGCCGCCGGTACCGGCCAGCACCTCGGCGACCTTGGCCATCACTACGTGACCGGAGGCGGTTTCACTGGCGGCGACCTTGGCGTGAGCCTCAATCGCAAGATCCACATAGCGGCGCGAGGCCAGCACGATGCTCGGGTCAATTTTCAGCTCAACATGCTCGGAGCTGGAAACGATCAGGCTCATGCGGATGATCTGGTTGCGTCCGGTGCCCTGGGTGAGGAGCGGTTTGTAGCTGGGCGCGCAGTTGCCCACCGCGACCAGGTCGCCGGCTTCGTCGTACAGGCCGATTTCACGAATCCACCAGCCGCCGACGTCTTCCGGAATGATTTGCTCGGCGATGATGATTGAGCTGTTGGTTGGGTCGACCGACAGTTGATTGAGCGCGGCGCGGCGGCGCTCGTTGATCAGCTTGGTCTGCGTGCGCTGCGGCTGTGGCTCGGTGCCATTGGCGTCGCCAACGCCCATTTGGGTAATGCGCCACGCCACGCCGAGGGCGGCGGCGTTGGCCTGCTTGGCTTCACCGAGGGCGGTCAGGATCGCGTAGAACTGGCTGTTCAGGTCTGTCATGGATAGATACTCATGTCGTCAAGGGTGTGCACGGCGATGGCCGATTTGATGCGGGTGCCGATGTCGATATCGCCCGGCCACAGCGGCTCGATGGTGGTGGTCTGGTAGTCCATGACGTATAGCGCGCGGCCATGGCGGCCACCGACCTCGATGTCGCGGGGTGTGTGCGGGTAAACATGCAGCTCGTCGCCGTCGCTGACCGCCGCGCCCATGTACGTGGAGCTAGAGGTCTCGATGGAAATCGACAGGCCGATCAGGTGGCGCGCCACGGGGCGGGCATCGTCGATCATGCGCTCCAGCTCGCGGTACATCTCGTCGGTGATGCCGGTGTCGAGCACGCCAACCAGCAGGCTGAACGTGCCCGGCGGGCCGGGTGGCGACAGCTCCCACCACTCGATGACTTCGATCAGGTAGCCCAGCGGCTCGACCACGCGGCGCAGCGCGCCGATGGTGCCCTTGCGCGCGTGGATGAAGTACGCGCTGCGGATGGCGCCGCGCTTGGCGGCTTCGGGCCAGCGCGGGTCCCAGCGGTCAACCGAGAACGCCCAGGCCAGGTACGGCAGCAGCTCCACAGGGCAGGTGTCGGGGTTCCACAGCTCACGCAGGGGGATGGGCACGCGCTCGATCTGCGCCAGGGCCTGGGCGGCGTTGCGCTCTAGCTCGGTGGCGTTGCCGGGCAGCAGGCAGGTGCTCATTCGGCCACCGTGACGCTGTAGCCGGTGCAGTAGGGGGCCTGCTGGTTGTTGGCAATGATGTCGGCCCAGCCGGGCAGGTCGACGCGGCGCACGCCCTCAATGTGCATGGCGGCGTCGAGGGCGGAGCGGTTGACCTCCATGCCCAGCCGGCGGCGGCGGGTGACCAACGCCGCGAGACGGGCTTCGGCAGCGGCGCGGATGGGTTCGGCCTCTGGCCCTACGGTGTCGAGGGTCAGCACGGCGGTGACCTGGTATTCGATCACGGTGGCGCTTTGCACGGTGAGCCTGTCCGCCACGGGGCGACGGTCTTCATCGGAGAGGTATGCGTCAACGAGGGCGAGCAGCTCAGCAGAGGCGGTGCCGTTGCCCAGGGCGCTCTGCACGGTGACGACGGCCTCGGCCGGGGATGGGCTGTGCGCCCAGGCGTCAGCGACGCGACCGTCTGCACTGCGGGCGTGGAAGATGTAGGCGTTGCGCGGGCCAGCGACTGACAGGCCTTCCATGGCCATTTGCGTGCGTTCGCGCAGGCTTTCGTCACCTTCCATAACGGCGGCCACGGGCGGCACGGCGCTTGGGTTGGCCGGGATGATCGTCAGGCGGGCGACGTTGAAGCGGGCGGCGATCTGTTCCAGGTCTGCGCCACGGGCGAAGGGCAGTAGCACGGCGAGGGCGGCTTCGTTGACGCGCTGGCGCCAGACGAGCTCGCGGTAGGCGTTTTCCTGCAGCAGTTTGGTGAGCGGCTCGGACTCCAGGGCCAGGCGGGCGGCGATGGTTTCCTGTTCCGCTGCCGGGAAGGTGGCGACGAGTTCGGCCTTGCGCTCGGCGAGGATGGTTTCGTAGTCGAGCGGCTCCACCACGTTGGGGGTGGGCAGGCGGCTGAGGTCGATGGGGGTAAAGGTGCTCATGCGCTGGCCCCCAGTGCCAGCGGCACTTGCAGGTTGACGGCCTCGTTGGTGTCCACCCTGATGCCTTCCAGATCGAGCAGGCCGATGCTGGCCTCGTTGCCGCGTTGCAGTTGCACACGGGTGATGCGCAGGCGTGGTTCCCAGCGCATGAGGGCCATGGCGGTGGCGGCGTAGAGGCGCAGGGTGGTGGCGCCGTGGAAGGGCTCGTCGATCAAATCGGGCACGTTGCTGCCGTATTCACGGCGCGCCAGGCGGCTGCCGATGCGGGTGCCGAGAATGTCGCCGATGGATTGGCGGATGTGTTCCAGCTCGGTGATGGTGCTGCCGGTGTGTCTGTTCATCAGCCCCCCGCGAATACGTTGGCCGAACCCTGGGCCACGCTGCTGCCGCAGGCGACGGGGTCGCCGATGCGGGCGAGCTGTTTGCCGTTGGCAAATACGGTGGTGCTGCCGGCGGCCAGCACGCTGGCGTGGGTTTCTGGGATGGCTGGGCAGGTGTGTGCGGCCCAGGCGTCGCCCTGGCGGTGGGCGGCAATGGCGTTGACGAATACGTTGGGGCTCGCGCCGGTGCTGGGGCGCGGTGGCCAGCAACCGTGGCCGGTGCAGGTGTCGCCGAGGCGGGAGACGGCAGGCATGGGCGGCCTCAGTTCAGGTCGATGCGGCTGCCGTTGATTTTCACGGGGCCGCTGCATTGGATGGTGAGCGCGCCGGTGGCGGCGTTGTGCTCGATGTAGTCGCCGTTGGCGAACTGGGTGCGGTGTACGGTTGGGCTGTTGCTGCAGGGCGGGTTGGCGGCGGAGTAAAGGCCAACGAGCACGACGCCCTGGGCGAGGTCGCCGGAGGGGCTGAACACGGCGCACTGTTCGTTTTGCGATACCGGTGCCCATTCGTTGGTGCTGCCGGCGCGGCGGGTGAAGAAGGGCAGCCAGCCGGTGGTGATGGCGCCGGATTGGACGCGGCACAGGGCCTTGGCATGGTCGACCTGGGCGATGGTGCCGAGGCGGATCATGTTGTCGAGGCGGCGGCGAAGTTCGGCGATGTCATTCATGCCGCGATGGTTGCCGCTACGCGCGCGTGATGCACGAAGGCGGCGGCGGAGCGGGGGGCGTTACGGCGCGAGGTGGGCCAGCAGTTCGTCGCGGATCATGTCGAGGTCGGCATCGGTGAAGCCGAGCAGCTCACGGCGGTTGTATTGGACGTCGGGCGAGTTGCGGCCGGGGCGGTCGCGTAGGCCGTACTGGTGCACGCGGGCCAGGCGCGACGTGCGGCCGAGGAAACCGATGGCGATGCTGCCGGCAGTGCTCTGCAGTTTGAGGTGCCGGGC